TAGGGATTTTCTCCTTGTGAATGAAGTTTAGGCACTTACATTCTACCAAAGGGAGAGAGCCTTATGGACTTTTTGTGTTACTTGTTCAACTTGATTTTACAATTGGTGGCTCAAAAAAATGGATTATAGTTAAATATTTTAATGCCTTGAAATATAAAAAAGACCAATCACTAGAGGCGAGATTACAAGACATAAGATATTGCGCAAGAGTGAATTTGGGAATGTTTATTATTGCAGTAATCCTAACGATTCTAAATATTACGAGAATATAAAGGTTAATATTGCAATTATTATTGTTGTAAATATACCAATGCCAGCTAACCATGCAGCAAATTTACCATATTTAGCAGATTCCTTTGAAATACGAAGACTTTCTTCTGCAAGTTGTAATGCATGATTTTCTTTTTCCAATTGATGCAAGAAATTTAAACCGGTCTTAAACCAAAATCACGGAATTGAGCGATACCAGCGGATTTCGCTAATTGAAGCATTTGGTTATTAGCTACATTTTGAGCTAATGCTAAAGCTCCTTGCGTCTTACAATTAACAGAAAAGGCTTTAGTGAATGGAGTAATATTCATTTCCATAGCTTTAGACAAAATACTATTTGGGGTGCTTAAACTTCTAAATTGTGGGGTAACCACCAAGATGTTATCGCAAAGGCTTTTATCCTTTACATCTACTTGTTACCAAGTAGTTCAGCATATGTCATTATCCTATCAAGAAATATTATACATGAGCAAATGATGAAAATAAAACAAAGAGGTGAAATCAAATGAAAGAAATTCAATTAAAAATCATTAAGGATAAAACAATTAAGAAGATTAGATCCTTAATGGAGTGTATAGAATTTGCAAGTAATGCTGAACATGTACAAAGGTATGTTTCCGCATTAAAGTTCATGCAAAACACAGAGCAAATAACAATTGAAGAAAATGAAATGGAAGTACTTAGCGAATTGATAGGACGTTGTTTATATCAATTATTAGAAAATCAAACAGATGATAACTCAGAGACTTTTGAAAAGTATTTAATTGCATTAGGGGTGCTAGAAGGATGGAAAACAAAAGAGGATAAAGAAAAAGAGGCACTTCAAAGGAATGCCTCGAGATTATTTACTACTCGTCCTTAAATGAACCACTAATCAAAAGCAAAAGTAATTGGACTATTAATGGTGCAAGGATTTGATGAAAGAAATATTTGGCTATAACTTGAGCTGGTTGATTTGCGAAGTCAGGAAATGTCAAGCGAAACCAAGTAATAAACTTTATATCCTTTGTTAGTGCTTCAATTGTGGTGCTTTCAGTATTAGAAAGTTCTTCATCATCAAAATCTAAATTTGTAGGATTAGTTATTTCCAATGAATCCAACGGCAAAATGTCAGCAATACTTTGAGTAGGTAATGTATCATTCAAATCTTGCAATGTTTCTTGATATGAAGATAATTCTCTAAAATCTGCAAACTGTGTTGATGGAATAGATGGAATTTTAAATTGAGGGATAGAAATAATAGATGCTTTTATTAACTCATTTATTTGTTTAGTTGGAAGATAGATTTGAGAAATTTGGTTTGAAATTTGTGTATAAGGAGCGATGGATAGATTCATTTGGTTTCGTATAGCTCGAGCTGGAGCATAAAGTGAATCTAATATTTTCCGTTCTGCTTCAATAGCATCTAAAAGTGAAGAACTAATAAAGTTATTTTTTAATGGCATATAATCACCCCCTTTCCAGGTGATTATACCAATTATAAAAATAAGATGAAACAGAAAGGGTGATTATAAATGTTAGTAATTGAACTTGAAGGAAATATAACAAAAATGCAAGGAGAAAAGTTTATTAAAGCATATGAACGAGTATCTAAAGCAAAGAATGAATTAGAGCAAGGCATTGAAGAGTTAAAAGAACAAGGGATAAAAGTCAACGTGGATTATTTAAATATAAGACGTGATTAAAAGGAGTAGTAGAAATGGAAAGTGTTCAACCTAAATATGTGCCTATTAGTACATTAGCTAAGATATGGGGACGCAGCAAAATGTATATCTACAGAAGAGTAGATATGATCCGTAATGAAGGAAAGTTCAATGAAATATGTATGCAACTAGGGCCACAACAAACACTGGTTCATGTAGATAAATTTGCAACATGGATGAAAAGACAGAATATGAAGTGGTTAAAGGGGGCATAACAATGAGAACTAAGTTAGACATTATTACCAATATACAGTTGGTGTTATGGGTAATGATTCTAGGACTATGTGGAGGCATAGAGTTTCTACATGGCTGGAATATATTATTAAACGTTTTGATGATGCTTTTAACAGGGGTAATCATATTCATGTTAAGCACATTAAAGGGAGTGATGAAACATGAATACAAAAGAAAGAGGGCTTACGCTGCTAGGAAGATACCTAAAGTTCAATGAGATGGCGGTTAATGAGTTAAGAGAAATAATTAAAAATCTTACTTATAATCGCCAACATCAATTGTTAAACTTTACAATTCTAGGCAACGGAAGAGTAATCTTCCTAAATCAAAAACAGGATGGATGGAATATCCGTATCACAGGGAATGGGCCAATACGAGAAGGGCACTTAGCAACAATGGAATCAGTAAGGCGCAACATATGGAGTGAATTACATGAGTAAACTATATTGTGAAATTTGTAGTGATACTAGGCGCTGAAAGCCAATAAAACGTAAGCATTTCTTTTAAAATCGGCAAAGATAGCGACTACCTTCAAGAGGCAAAAGATAAAGATAGACGTATTTCTAAATTGGAAACACTTGTTCAACAACTTATTAAATAAGTAGAACTTAGTAAACAATCAAAATGATGAATGGTGCAGATTTATATAGTTATTTACAAGATAAACAATTAGAACTTAATAAAGCATTGCGTTTAGCCAAAGATAGAGGAATTGATTTGGCAAATGCTGAGTATGCTTATAAAAAGGCCAAGGCTAAATTTATAGTCTCGGCCAGATTGGAAAAAGTAGCAGTTACATTGATACGTGATCTAGCACAGGGAGATGAATATATTGCTGAGCTTAGGTTAAGAAGAGATACCGCTAAGGTACTTTATTTAAATGCACAGGAAGCAATTAATGTATTCAAACTACAGTGCAGATTAGTGGAAGCACAACTAAAACGGGAGTGGCAAGATGGATGACTGGTACAACCAATTAACTAACATGGAATGCCCAATATGTGGAAAACAAATACATTGTGCAATTGTATGTCATAAAGAAAAGAAGCGTGTATGTGATACATGTTGTAGTGAGTGCCAATACCTAATGAGATATCAAGGTGAATGGCATTGTGAATTTAATAAATAAAAAACCGCCGTGCTATAACACGGCGGTCATTAAGTAGTTATATGAGAATATAACCATAAATAATCCTATTTATAGTTTACCTCATATATAGAGAAATGTCTAGTAAAAATGCGGTTTCAACTGCATTTGTGGGACTTGATAGATATATTAACAACTCGACATAAGGGGTAAATAAATGCGTAGGAGAACAGTAATAGAATCGAAGAATATCAGAGAGGTTACAGATTCAATTACGGGTAATTCATATCTAGGTAAAATAGGAAAAAAATCTAGAAGTGAAAAACAATATGTAACACCTGAAATGATTCGTAAAAATAACATACGTATTGCTGAAAAGAAATTAAGATTATTAATAGACATGAATTTTGTAGAAGATGATTATTATCTTACACTGACATTTCGAGATGATCCTGATGAAACTGAAGCAAAAAATAGGATGACTAAATTTATTAGAAGATTGAGAGCAAGATTTAAGAAAGAAAATGAGCTTTGTAAATATATTTATATTATGGAACGGCAAGGCAAAATACACTTTCACATGCTACTTAATCAAGGTATTCGATTAAATACTAAAATTCTAAAACAGTTATGGGAATATGGATATACAAAAGTAGAGCTGTACCGAGGAGAAGCTGAAGATGCAATTGGATTAGCTAAGTATTTTATAAAAGAACGAAAAATAGATGTACAAGGCAGTCCAACACATGCATCAAAAAAATGGGTTTCAAGTACGAATTTAGATAAACCAAAGGTAGAAAGTAAAACTATTAAAGCTACAGAGTGGAGAAAAGAAATTAAAGTACCACAAGGCTATTATCTAGATAAAGATAGTGTATATGAAGGTATCAATAATTATGGATATCCATTTAGAACATATAGATTAATACGTCTAACGAAATGGAGTGAAATATATGCGAAGAGAAAATCGACTGAGACCATGTCCATTCTGCGGGAATAAATCAATAAGAGTAGTAATAGGTATTAAAGTTACCGAAAAGCATCATATGGTGGTATGTGATAAGTGTTCGGCCATTGTGTGTTTCGAGGAAGCAACAAAGTATTTAGATTGTGAAAAATATTGGAATAAACGAATAGATTAGGAGGAAATTATGAATAATGTGCAATTAATGGGAAATTTAGTGCGTGACCCAGAGGTAACTTTTACAAAAAAAGGATCACTTGTAGCAAGATTTACTATTGCTGCTAGTAATGAATATGTAGATAAGAGTACAGGTGAAGTAAAAGAACAAACTGCATATGTTAATTGTGTAGCGTGGAAGAAGTTAGGCGAACATGTAGGTAAGCTAATCAAAGGAAATAGATGTATTGTAAATGGAAGACTACAAACTCGATCATATGAGACTAAAGAGGGTGAAAAAAGATATGTTACTGAAGTAGTAGCAGATTTCATTGGTGATAGTTTATCGAATAAAGATGATGAGCCAAGTAATTTTGAAACATTTGGTGATGATGAACAAATTCCCTTTTAAAGGCAGCGCAGAGACACTGCCAGATAAAGAAATAAAACACAAAACAAATGTACGATGTAATGCAAGGAGAAAAGCAGAAAGGTTGATGCGGTAGTGGCAAGACGAAATGAATACAAAAAAGCAAAAACATGTAAACATGCCATTCAATTAACTGAATTTGGAGGTTTATTTGTTAAAAATACATGCGTTAATGAACATAAGCTTATGCTACCATGTCCAAATCAAATGGGGATTGCAGTTAAAAGACCTTATGTTATGGCCAAGTATTGCAGTGGATGTAAACTCTATGAAGACAGAAGAAAGACAGAAAAAGACAGAAAAAGACAGAAGAAAGGTTAGGTGGAATATGACCAGGAATGATCCTACAGGTGTGAGATTAAATTGGTTGGCATTATGGGCTTGTGTATATGGCAATGTGACAATTACTAGAGCCTTAAAATGTATGGGCATACGTTCTTGTAAGACGATTTCACAAAAAGATATGCAAGACTTAAAACACAATAAATTAAGTCAAAGTATAGGAAATAAGATATGTGAAGATTATAAAACAGGAAACTATACACTTAGGGAGATGGCTAAAAGATACAAGATTTCATATGGTTCAACTTATCGTATTGTAAAAGGAACATATAAATACGAGAGCGCATGATATGGAATCAAGAACAGATAAGATGATGCGGTATGCAAATATGTCGGTAATATCAAAAGCGTATATAGCGGATATAGTAACAGAATTAGAAACGAAAGATATACCACATAAGAAAGAAATCATAACACTATTAGCACAACTATGGGTGATAAGGGCAAGATAGGTGATAATAACATGGGAATTACACATGTAAAAGCAAAATCGGCTAATTATTGGGTATATGGTGTAGCAATTAGACACGATGGGAAATGTAAAATATATCAGGAAAATGAGAAACCAATCAGTATAAAGGAGTATACGATTTGTAGGGCTACAGATGGTGTAGATGATGCGGATGATTTGATTTATGAAAACGACATCATTGAATATAAAATGCCACACTGTAGCAGACGATTTATAGCCAAGGTATTTTACAACGAACAAGATATGAAATGGTGTGTCTCGGTCATTACGAGTGAACAGAAGTGTTATTGGGATTTAGGATTCATAGTGAATGAAGCAGAAGAACTAAAAATTAAAGGGAATGTATTTGATTAGGAGACACAACATGGATACGTATGAATGTATTAATCAATGTAATGCAGCAGCTTTTAATGGAAATAAACCAAGAAATTTGGATTGGGAAAAAGTAGCACGACACATTATTAAGACTGGCTGTAATTGTGTTGTATATGCGGGAATTGAAGAAGATTGGGATAACACGGTTGGCATTATATATGACCATGGTGAAGTTATTCATAAAGAGGCATATACAACTAGTATATGGGGAACACCAACTATAGAGGTGTATGTAGAAGGTCAAAATAAACGAGTTGATGCAGATACCATCTTCTACAAAGAAGCTAATGAACATATTTATGATTGGACTGCTGAAAGCATAGCTATATTGGAGGGAAAATAATGAAAATTAAGAGTTTTGCAACATATGGCGTAGGGATGGACATTATATATGAAGATATATTGAGTACAGGTGCTATAGCAGATCTACGTATAAAGTCAGAGGATGAGAAAAGTCCTGAATTGTATGATGCGTGGAAAAGAATGGAAGTTAGAGTATTAGAGTATCTTGGAAAGCTCTGTCAATTAGATACACAATGCATGCTTAATGTTTCTAAAATACAACTAAGATATGCAAGACATCTGGAATGAATTAGAGTCGTTAGTATTTTGTGGTTCTTTAATGGCACCAGAAGCAGGAATAGGTTTTAAAACAGGTGCGATAAGAGTTAATACTTTATTTGATGTGATGGATACGAAAGATATCGGTATCTTGAGAGAACTAGAGGCAAGGATACGTGGGTATATTAGAGGAGAACGGGCACAAGCAAAATTTGATTTTAGCTTAAAAGATGATATAGAAGAGGATGACAAAGCATGAATAAAGTTTGTGAATTAAAAAAAGATATTAATGAGTGTGATGCGGTACATAATCCAAAGCATTATAAATTAAAAGGATTAGATATTGAAAGCGTAGATGTTATTCGTGCTACATTGACGGAAGAAGAATTTAAAGGTTGGTGTAAAGGTAATGCTTTGAAATATTTATTGAGAGCTGGAAAAAAGATGATGAAATACAAGATTTAGCAAAGGCAGTGGTATATATCAATTGGGTAACAAAGGGAAGGAGTCATTCATGATTTGGACTTTCTTATTAGGGTGTTTCTTTGGAACCTGTATAGGTGTAACTGTGATGTGCATATTATCAATTAGTAGATGTGACAGATAAAGGAAGTAAATAAACGATGAATAACGTACCATATTTTTTACAACACTTACCTATATGGAAATATAATTTGGACGATAATAAGCAGAATAAAAACAAGAGAGTAAAAGAACATAAATATGATGCGGTAGATAAACATACAGGGCAGATGGTTGAAAAGGTATGTCAAATATGTGGAAAGACATATAAAACAGAATATAGATTACGTAATACAACAAAAACCTGTAGTAAATCATGTGGTCAAAAATTAAGAATGGCCAATAAGGTACCTGAAAAATGGGTAGATAAGGCCGTTGAATTAAGACAAAAAGGGCTTAAATTAAGTGCTATTGCAGTAGTAGTTAATAAATCTACTAGTACTGTATGGCAATATCTGAAGAAAGGAGGTTATTAAAAATGCTCGAACAGAATAAAAATCAATATTGCTGGTACTTTGATGGTGATGCGGGTGATCCACAAGGAAGTATTGAAGAAGCTATTGATGACTTTTTAAATTATTATGAACATTATTGTTATGATGAGAAAAATGATGTTGAATATCTAGAACAAGATGTACTTGATGATTACGTAGAAATAGGAAATCCATATTATTATGTTCCAGAAATAGATGGTGAACGTGTAATTTATGATCTTCTTGATAATGACTTGCCTGAAGAATTTGCTGAATGTGATTTTGTATATTTTAAAAAGGTAAAGAAAGCACATCTACGTGAATTAAGCAAAGAATTGACAGAAGTATTCAGAAAATGGGAAAAATCACATAAATATGGATATAGAGAATATTTGGTGAAAGAAACAGAACTATATAGAATTGGTGATTATATCGATTCAAACGGAAATTATAAATAAAAGTACCTTGTAAGTAACCATCGATATAATCAAGGAAAAAACTTATTGATGTATAAAGGATGATATTAGATGACAGAAAAAGATATTCAAGTGGTACTCGGGAAACACTTATTTCGTAATAATATATGTATACCAAACGTAAGTATGTATTGCCCAGGAAAAACAGAATACGAAGCAGATTTTGTGTATTTTTCTATGGAAACACAATTTCTTACAGAAGTTGAAATTAAAACGAATTTTCAAGATTTTAAGAATGACTTTAAAAAGAAACGGTACCATGACTGTAAGAATGTAAAGTACTTGTATTACGCAATGCCTAGTTGCGTTTATGATGAATATCGTGAAGAAATTAATAACATGTTGGGTGATGCAGGATTGATAATAATTGATGAAACTGATACAGATAGTTACAGCGGAAATATATTGAGGTTTGGTGGATTTGTAAAACGTGCTAAAGCCAGAACTGATTGGTATGAGCTAAGTCCTTCAGGATTAATGCATTATTTAAAGATTGGGTGTATGAAATGGGTGAATAGAGGGTAGTAATGAAAGTAGAATTATTTAATGATAATTTCCAAAATTTCAAACGATATGGAATACCAAAGGCACAGTTAGTAATTGCAGATATTCCATATAATCTAGGAAACAATGCCTATGCAAGTAATCCTATGTGGTATGTAGGCGGCGATAACAAAAACGGCGAAAGTAAAAAAGCTGGTAAAGCATTCTTCAATTCGGATTACAATTTCAACATTGCAGAATATTTTCACTTTTGCAATAGGCTATTAAAGAAAGAGCCTAAAGAACGAGGCCAAGCACCATGCATGATTGTATTTTGTTCGTTCCAGCAAATGCCGATGGTAATCGAATATGCACAAAAATACGGCTTTAAAAATTACATTCCCATCACATTCAACAAGAATTATAGTGCGCAAGTGCTAAAAGCTAATATGCGTATAGTCGGTGCTACAGAATATGCGTTAATTCTGTATCGTGAAAAACTTCCGAAGTTTAACAATAACAAAAAAATGATATTTGATCACTTTGAATGGAAACGCGATAACAAGAATATCGTTCCTAATATTCACCCGACGCAAAAGCCTGTAAGTGTATTGAAACGCTTGATAGAGATATTCACAGATGAGGGCGATGTGGTGATTGACCCTGTGGCTGGTAGTGGTAGCACGTTAAGGGCAGCAATGGAGCTAGGACGAAGTGCATACGGATTTGAAATTGACAGAAAAATGTATGCCAAAGCAAAAGAAGAAATGTTAAGAGATGTAAAAGTGCAAACAAGTTTAATGGAATTTGCAGAATAGAAAAGAGAGGTAAATATGTACGAATTACAAACAAAAGCAATTGAAGCAGCTCGTAAAGTATTAATTGAAAATTTAGGCTATCAATCTGTTAATCCAGAAGATATGTTCATTGTTTGGTTTTGTAAAACCTTGCAGAATTGGAAAGCCATTGTTAGTGGACGGACTATCGAAGAATTTATTGAAGTAATACACAATGGTGATCGTAATGAAACATATGTTGATGTGTATTACAAAACTAAAAATGTGTGTATTAAAGATGAAAGCGAATTAAAAAAAGCTTATTTTAGTGGTAACAAAAAATGAAAGATAAAGTGTTTGAAACTGTAATAATTGGAATGTTAGCGTGGAGCTTTGTATTGTTGATTTACATAACGATAATGTTATTCTTGCCGTTGTGCAATAAGTAAAGGATATGGGCGGTGAAATATCCGCCTTATCACAAGAGGTTAGTATGTTAGGTTATAGCTGATGTGTAAGTGAAAGGATATGGCTTTGAAGGACGATAGAAATAAACAATATCGAAGAGCGTATTGGTTAATGCGTGATTATTTAAGTTACTATGAATTAACGGCCCCAGATGGTGGCGACTTTTGGGATTGGTGGTTTAGTTAAATAAGCAAGAAAGGTAATCAGTATGATTGAGTATTAGGGGAGAATAGGTAAATGGCTAAAATATATGTGAAAAAGGCTAATAAAATTGAAGCTATACAATACAACGGCACTAACGTTATGGAAATAGTCGATTTTATTGGTGATGTAATTGGTATTGATTGGTATGAAAACGCATCATTAGAAATCACAACAGATAATGAAACGATCGAATGTTTTAAAGGGGATTATGTTGTTAAAGATCATAAAGATAAAATTAAAGTTTATGAGGCAAACGAATTTGAAAAGAATTATAGCGAGGTAGAAGATGATTAATGATAAACAATTTACAGATGAACTATTTAAACGCATGTATGATATAGGGTATCGAAAAGCAGAAATTGAAAGTGGTGTATTGTTCTTTTTTAACGGTAAAAGGGAGCTTTTAAACTATTTCTTGCCACGTGTGATGGTAGCTAGTACATGCTTTGAGGAAAAAGACCAGTTGATTGATATTGCTGAATATCTAGGTATTGCTGATTGGTCGAAAGTGGCGGTTGATACACCTATATTGATTAAGGATTTTGACAGTAACGATTGGAAAAAACGCTATTTTGCGTACTATAAAGATGAAACTGTATATGCTTGGGAAAGCGGTGCAACATCTTGGAGTGTTGAAAATAATAGAAGAGTAGTACCTTGGAAATATGCAAAATTAGCAGGTGGTAGAACATGAATAAATACTTGATTACATTCGAGAGTGGTAATTATGAAAGGACTATGAGCGTAAGTTGGATTTTAGAACATCAAATTAGATGAAAAGGAGAATTAAATAAATGAACGAAAATCAATTTGAACGTGTAACAGGATATGAAGATGCTGATTTACCTGAACGAAAAACAGAATATGCAGCAGGATATGACGTTAAACCTTATGAGACTGGCGTCGTATTACCACATCAAACAAAACTCATTCCTACTGGCATCAAATGCAGATTGAACTATGATGAACATATTCAACTACATTTAAGATCTAGTATGGGGATTAATAACGATGTCATGCTTGCTAATGGTACAGGTGTTATTGATGCTGACTACTACAACAATGACGATAATGAAGGTCATATTATGATACCTATTAGAAACTTAGGTGATACGCCATTTGAATATAATAAAAACGAAAGATTAGCGCAATTAATTATCGTGCCATATCGCATTACGGCTAAGGATAGAACTACAAAGAAACGTACAGGCGGTTTTGGAAGCACTGGTAATAAATAATGGCGATTAAACATAAGAGAATCATTGATAAAAAAATGATTAAAACAATTAGAACAAACCATTGTGAATATTGTGGCAGACTATGTAATATAGAACCACATCATGTATTTTCTCGTGGTAGTGGTGGTGGAGATATTAGAGAAAACCTAATTCAGTTATGTAGTCAATGTCATGTAAACACTCATGCAGGAAACATGCCTAACAAAGAAACTTGTTTAAAAATCATAGCTAAAAGAGAACATACTGATGCGGAAACGATATATGTAATAAATCGTAAAGCAATGGGATATGACATATAAAAGGGTGATAATTTATAATGGGAGGTGATGCGGATACATGGATAAAGAAGAAGAAAAGAAATATATAAGAAAAGCTATTGAATATTTAAAGCCAATAAAATCTTGTACATTAGAAATACAATCAGCTAAAAGGGAATTGCAAAGATTAAGGAGTGATATCACTTCGCTAAGTGCAATAGATTACAGTAAAGATCGTGTATCCGGTGGTGGTATTAAAGAGGGGTTAGAGGCCAGTATAGCTAGGATGTTAGAAAGTGAATCTAAATGCCTTGAGAAAACAAATGCACTGATTCAGTTACGAGAGGAGGCAAGAAAACATATTGAGTGCTTACAATGCGTTGAAGGAAAGATAGCATTGATGCAAGAATATGTTAATGGTATGTCTTTTAAAGGTGTGGTATCATTTATAGGGTATAGTAAAACACAGGTGCAGTCATATAAAAAAGAAGCATTAATTGAATTAGGTCAAGAATTGACCCAAATAGTACCAAACTGACCCAAATAGTACCAAACTGACCCAAATAGTACCAAACTGGTGTTTCGATATGTGATATTATATATATGTGAAAATTGCCACTGAGCAATCATTCACCAAATCACTCAAAACAAAATATTAGGCTCGTGTAACCATTCAGTTATACGGGCTTTTTGTTTTGTACATATGATATACCCCCACCCCCTGGTGCCTATTGAATACACACAACTCACCAATCAATGATTCATGTTTGACCTCTTTGAATATATAACTACACAACCTTAAGATACACTTATACCTTGTGAGTTGTGTGTATTGAGTAGGCGATGAAAGGATGTGAACGGTATGCCTAATGTAAAATGCAATAAGACTGCATGCTTAGATAATCATCATGGAATGTGTGGCGCTAACAAAATAGTAATAAAAGCTAATGGTTATTGCCGTTCATGTTCGCATGCACACCATATGATGAGACATGTGGATAGGGATGAGGCACGGCACCGCCATGAGGATGAGCGCCGTCTGTCTCACAGTAAAAATAAAAAATAAATTTTAAATATTGAATATATTATTTTAAATTTGGATATTTTTTTACGGGTCCTTCTGGCCAAGGTTGATGCCTTGCGGTGGCCGAGACCCCAAAAATTGCCTAGATTTTAATTTTTTTATGACCTTGCTAGTGATACAGGTAATGAAAGGAGGTTGATTGATAAGTGAAAATTACAGATGATTTGAAAACAGCAACGGCCTCTCAGTCGAACCTGGCAAAAGCACTTGGACTCTCGCGTCAACGTGTTTCGCAACTGCTCCAAGAAGGGGTTTTAGCAACGGATGAAAAAAATCAGATTTTGGTTATCAAATCCGTTATTAATTATGTCAAATATAAGGGCCAATCTTCTGCTGAAGAGGAAAGCAGTTCCGATGATGCGATATTCGAGGTTGAAAAGGCCAAGAATGAACGTGCGAAACGCAAGATTGCTGAGTTGAAGCTAGCCAAAATGAACGGCGAAGTGTACTCAGCAGATACTGTAGAACAGGTTATGACAGAAATGCTTGTTAATTTGCGTACACAATTGTTAGGGTTGCCAACTAAATTGGCGCCACAACTACAGAATGTGACAAAAGAGGAAGCATATAACTTGTTAACGCAAGAAATTGAGGATAAATTATCTGAATTAAGTGAATATACGCCGTCATTATTCATGGATAGCGATGAATTAGATGATGATAATGCGCCAAATTAGGCGCTTTTTTAGTGTAAAAAAGGAGGTGATAGCATGAAAACAGCAAAAGAATTGTGGCAATATGTCTCTAAAATGGGTCTAAAACTACTACCAAAAACCAGTGTTAGCCAATGGGCTGACGATTACCGCATGCTATCACAAGGCCTTTCAGCGGAACCAGGACGATGGAAAACGAGTAGAGCACCATATCAAAAGGATATTATGGATACTTTCACGCAACCTGGTATCAATCGGGTAGTGGTTAAGTCAGCGTCACAGGTCGGGAAGTCGGACATAATGAATAATGTGCTAGGGCGATACGCTCATCTTGACCCATGTGCAGTCATGATGATTCAACCAACTATCGAATTGGCTCAAGATTATTCAAAGTCTCGTATCTCTCCGATGATCCGTGATACAAAAGTGCTTTCACAAGTATTTTATGAGACTAAATCCGAGGACGGTGCAAAAACAAGAGATGGTAAGAACACAATCTTATCTAAGTTATTCCCTGGTGGTCGTCTTATTATGTGTGGGGCGAACAGTCCGGCAGGATTGGCATCACGTCCTGTGCGTGTGCTACTTGCGGACGAAGTAGACCGATTCCCAGATAGTGCCGGTACAGAAGGTGACCCAGTAGACCTTGCTGCCAAACGTATGACAACATTCTGGAACAGGGTCATGGGGTTATTCTCTACGCCAACAAATGAAGGTAGCTCACGAATCGATGTAGAATATCAAACAGGAACACAAGAAGAGTGGCAACATGAGTGCCCTAATTGTGGTGAGTACCATTTGATACGACATACTGAAATGGAATGTGAGACAGAGGAACATAAGGACGCTAAAGGTCGGAAGATTGTAGTAGTTAGTAATGTGAAATGGCGGTGTCCAGATTGCGGATCTATATTTTCTGAAGACGAAATGCGGAAAGTTCCTCAAAAGTATATATCGAAAAACCCAGCTGCGTTGCATAATGGCATACGCAGTTTTTTTGTAAATGGATTCACGTCTCCGTGGCTAACATGGAATGACATCATGAGGGAATGGCTAGAGGCTAAAGGCGACCCTACTCGTGAAAAGGTAGTCATGAATACGCGTTTCGGTGAATCATACGCACAACAAGGTGCATTCGAAGACTATCAGCAATTCATTAGGCGCCGTGAGAAATATGGCGCAGACCTTCCGGACGGTGTATTACTACTAACTGGTGCCGTAGATACACAAGATAATCGGTTAGAGTATGAAATCACCGGTTGGGGGTACGGTGAAGAATGTTGGGGGATCTGTAAGGGTGTTATCTTAGGAGAACCTGATAATAAAGCGACATGGGATGCACTTGATGCGGTACTTGATAAGGTGTACCGATTTAAGAACGGAACAGGGCTTAAAGTAGCACGTGCTTTCATTGACTCCGGCGGTCACTACACGTCAAAAGTATATGAATACTGTGAAAAGAACTTCAGTAAGCAACGATTTGCCATCAAAGGTACGGCCGGAACACCTGGTATACCGTTAAATTATAAGATTGGTAAAGCTTCGGGGAGCAAGATTCCACTTGTAATGCTAGGTGTTGACGATGGGAAACAACAGGTAATGAACCGATTGGCCATCGATGAACCTGGCGATAAGTACTTTCATTTCCCTTTGGATGAAGAATTCCTAGGAACTAGAGGGTACGACGAGCTGTATTTCAAGGGAATTATTTCAGAACATAAGAAAAAAGTTAAACGTAAGGGCGTTATCCATGAAATATGGGAACCTACAGCAGGGGTTCGTAATGAACCATTGGATTTACGTGTATATAACCTAGCCTGTATGAATTCAATCCATCCTGATTGGGATAGATTGGCGGAAGTAGTTAAAGGTGGAGGCCATTCCACTACAGCAGTAACTACTCAACGAAAGAAACCAATGCGGAAACGTGTTCGCAGAGCTAGTAAAGCAGCAGATATTTAGGAGGATGTATGGCAACTAGTTATTCAAGTAAGCCAAGGCTAATTGATGTCCGGTTAGAGTGGTATGTCAAAGCCGAGGAAGCAATATTGACCGGCCAAAGCTATACAATCGGAAATCGGACTCTTACAAGGGCAAATTTAGCAGAGGTAAGAAAAATGATTGATGATTTAGTGGCAAGAGGCGCCAAATTACCTGGTATGGATACCGATAATGGGCGAGGAAATCGGTCAAAACGGGTAGTTTTTAGGGATTAGGAGGCTAAAATGGCGAGAAAAAACAAGAAATTTAGCGCTAAAATAAGCACTCCGAGGGCTAAAAATAGCGGATATAGTGAGGGCGGTGCCTCTCGTGATAACAAATCATTAAAGGGATATAACCCTAGAAAACTGGGTTATAAGGCTGATATTGGTGCAAATCTATCAACTTTGCGTGATAGATCCGCAGATTTAGCCATCAATACACCAGTCGGCACGGCTGCAATCAATACGAGTACGACTCATACAGTTGGTGCAGGCCTCAATGTGTTCCCTAGACCTAAGTTTCAAATCTTGGGAATCAGTGCAGAGGAAGCTAGAGCATGGGCTCGTAAGGTTCGCGCTGAGTTTGACTTGTGGGCTGAATCAAAAGACTGTGATATTTATCGCAAGAACAATTTATATGATATGCAAAGCATCGCATATCAAGGATATCTTACCGATGGTGATAGTTTCGCCGTATTTAGAAGAAAACCAACGACACCAGATATGCCGTATACGTTACGCCTTCAATTAATTGAAGGTAATCGTATAAGTAATCCGCTTACCAATTCCACATATGTTACAGGTGACCCAACTGGTGTTGAGGCACTTAACCCAGATAATGGGAACCGCATATTGAATGGTGTAGAAATTGATACTGATGGCGCTATTGTAGCCTACTGGGTATCTAATCAAGTGCCAGGTGAACCAATTACAAGCATGTTAACAACATGGGCAAGAGTTGAAGCATACGGCAAGCGAACAAGTATTCCTAATGTACTGCAAATTAGTAATGATACTAGACCTGAGCAGTACAGAGGGGTGCCTTATTTAGCTCCAGTCATTGAAACACTTAAGCAAGTGTATCGATACACAAATGCAGAGCTTACATCTGCCATTATTAAATCGTATTTCGCATTATTCTTTACTGAAGCCGTTACTAACTCCGGTTCGTTAAATGATATGTTGGCCGACAATGGTGTTGATGATCCAACGGAACCAGTAGTTGATGTATCAGAATACAATTTAGGCCCTGGAACATTAAATGCCTTGCCGAAAGGTGTGGATGTAAAGAGCGTAGATGCATCCAATGCTCAATCTACTTTTGAAGTGTTTAGTACTCAACTCATCAAACAAGTAGGTGCTGCACTTAACCAACCTTACGAAGTATTGATGAAGAACTTCAACTCCTCGTATTCTGCAAGCCGTGCAGCAATGTTACAGGCTTGGGAAGAATATAAACTACGGCGAAAGTGGTTCGCTCGTGACTTCTGTCAACCAATCTATGAGGTATGGTTAATGGAAGCCGTAGCCAATGGACGAATTGAAGCGCCTGGTTTTTTTGATGATCCATTGATTCGAAAAGCATGGTGCAATGCTGATTGGTTTGGACCAACTATGTCAATCCTTGACCCTGTTAAGGATATGAATGGTAGTACACTTCGCGTTCAGAATGGGGTTTCCACTCGTGAACGTGAAGCAGCCGAAATGACAGGGACAGACCTTGAAGAAAACATTGCACAACTTGCGTTTGAAAAACAACTCATGGAGAAATATGGCATGGGGCTAGCTGATGCGGTTAATCCTTCCGTTGGCTCTAAATCTAAAGCGAAAGGAGGTGAAGAGGATGAATAAATTCTGGTCTGTTAAGAATTTTGTAAAACAAGATGGTACCGGTCAATCTGAATTGATTTTGTATGGTGATATTTCTGATACCTCTTGGTGGGGTGATGAAATTACACCTCGTGAATTTGCTAGTGATTTGGCTAGTTGTAATGGTAATGACTTAACAATGCGCATCAACTCTGGCGGTGGTGACGTATTCGCAGCGCAAGCCATACACAATATGATTAAGACTTATACCGGCAACGTAACGGCACATATTGATGGACTGTGCGCAAGTGCAGCTACGATTATTGCATGCGCTGCCGATAAGGTAATCATGCCAAGCAATGCCTTGTACATGATTCACAACCCATCCGTATATCTAGGCGATAGCTTTGATGCGGACGGCTTAACTAAAATGGCTAACTATTTGGCGAGTGTTAAACAAACAATTGCAAACGTTTATTTGAGCCGTAGCGATGTTTTGACATCTGAACAGGTAAATACACTTATGGATGATGAAACGTGGCTCACAGCGAACGAGGCGAAATCCTACGGCCTAATTGATGAAGTAGATACGGCGATTATTGATAATGCTGTTATGAATAACGGAATGGTTATTGTAAACAAAGTATCTTGCAAGTACTCGGCCAAAAATGAAGCCAAAATCAAACAATTTTTAAAACATAAGGAGAAACCTATGACTGAAAATCAATTCATGGCAAGCTTAAAAGGTTTGCTTGGTATTTCTACAAATGAACCTGCAGAAAATACAGCAGTAACAGCAGAACGCGAACGTGTTGAAGCGTTAAATGCGTTAAAAGGTGACAATGAAGTCATCAATCGTTTAGTAGATGTGGCTGTTAAAGAAGGTAAGACTGTAGATGAAGTAACACCTTTCATCTCTGCCGTATCTGATATTCCTACAACTGATAACAAAGTAGTTGACCAAATTCGACAATTAGTTGTTGATCAAATGGAATCCGGTGCGGATAAAGTAGCGCCTCAAGGTGCATCTACACCAGAAACTAATGATGCAGTAGCAAAAGCTAGTGCAATTGATGAAGTCGTAGCATTTGCGAATGATAAGAAAGGCGGTAAATAATGGCATATTTCGAACAAGTAAATGGTGTCGCAGCTGATTACCTATTAGGTGGTGGCGGTGTGCCTGTATTAACTCAAAATGTAAAAGTAGCGGTAGGCGATTATAAACGTGGCCAAGTTCTTGAAAATAAGGCTGGCACATTCCAAAAAATCGCAAGTGGTAAACCTGCAGGTATTGTGGTATCTGATACTACTGCAACTACTGACCACAATATAGTGACTGTATATATTTCCGGTCGCTTTAATCGTGAAGTATTGGTAGTTGACCAAGCTTACAAAATTAATGATCATGAAGCGGACTTCAAGGACGCTCACTTATTCTTAACTAGCATTAAATAGGGGGAACTATATAATGGCAATTGATTTCAAAGATACATTTTCCTTGATGCAAGCTGTGGAACGAATGAAAACTCCGGCAAGTTTCTTGCTTGATACTTTCTTCCCACAAGTTCCAGCAGTAGCAACTTCTAAAAAAATCGTAGTAGAAACTCGTAAACGTGGTCGTACATTGGCACCTTTCGTATCTCGTGGTGCATCTGGCGTTAATGTTAAACGTGCAGGATCTAAAATTGCTTTATACGAAGCACCTATGATGGGCCCTCGTACAGTTATTGACCCAGAACAACTTGATCAACGTGCATTTGCTGAAAACATTGTGTCTACAATGACACCTGCACAACGTGCCGCACAAATGCAAGCTGAAGATTTGTCTTACTTACAAGGCACAATTATTAATCGTAAAAATAAAATGGCAGCCGATTTGCTTACTACTGGTAAATGCAAAATCGAAGGCTATGCTGACGATGGTGAAACAGTTCAAGTTGATGAAATTGATTTCGAATTTGAACAAGACATTACACCTACTACTACTTGGGACCAAGCGGGTGCTGACATTTATGGCGACTTGAAAATGGCGTCCGAAAAAATTCAAGAAAACGCAGGTATCGTTCCAACTGTGTTAGTCGTTGGTAAAAACGTTGAAAAATACATTCTTGATAATGCATCCATCAACAAAATGTTAGCAATTCCTAATCGCGAAAACATGTCTATGTTCAGTTTTGCTCCTGAATACTTGTCTCCACAAGTTCGATATGTTGGCCGTATCATGTCTTTGAATATTGATGTGTACGCATACCTTGAAACATATCAAGATGATGAAGGTAAAGTAAAATCCTTTATTGGTGACGATGCTGCAGTATTAGGGGTTCCTGGTCGTGGCCGTCAACAACACGCTGCGGTAACATTGCTTAATGATGACAATCAATTTACAACGTATGCAGGTATTTATGTACCTTACTACTATGCTAATAAGGCTACACAAGAATTAACATTGTCTGTATACTCCCGTTGCGTATTGATTCCTGAAACTATCGACGATTGGGCTACTATTAAGACTAAATAGGGGGTAACATACTTATGAAAATCAGAGTATTAAAGGGTTATTTAGCACATGAAGGTGAGATGTACGGCAAAGGCGAAGTAGTCGATATCAAAAAGAAAGCGATTGCATTGTCCTTACTTGAATCTGATAAGTTTGAATCTGCTGAAGATGATCCTGTTGAAGTACCGGAACCATTGGAAGTCGTTCCAGATGAACCGGAAGAAGAAATGGAATTACCTGAAGTTGATGCGGAAGTTACGGTGAAAAAATAATGCGATTTAGAGATTACCTAGAAAGCGATATTGACGATGTATTCCTCAATGAAGACGAATTCGCCGAAGGGCATAATCTAAATGGCACAGTAGCTAAAGCGGTTATTCAATCGCCAACGGCGAGGGAATCATTCTTGTCGAATGGCTCTCACGTATCAAATGACGGATTGCATGGGGTGTCTGTATTTGTGCATTGCAAATTAAAGGACATCCCTGAAATTCCATCACAGGGGAACGTATTTCGATTAGATGGTGATGTGTACATCGTTCAAAGTGCAACGGAAGAAGATGGACTTGTGTCTATCGAACTCAGAGCAGAAGCTAGAGGCGGTGTTGACGGATGGTTGAGCTAGAACTTGATACAAGTGCAGTAGAAGCAATTGAAAAAGCACTGGAAAGGCTGAAAGAAGATAGAGTTCGACGTATCTACAAAGACGCCTCAAAACGTGCGATAACAACTGCAAGAAAAGCAGGTATAAAAGCACTAGGCAATATCTATGTCTTCAAAGGTGTATCGGCCTTAAAGTCCAGTATACCTATCAATAAATTGAATGATGGCGCAGAAATGCGTATCAAAGGTGGATATACTAGCGCTCAAAAGTACTTCAAAATTAAATCACTTAAGCGAAAAGGTGTGTTTGTATCAATTAAAAAAGGTACAGAAACAAATGTGCCAAATGGCTTTGTTAGTGCATCAGGTATCTTTATGAAACGCCAAGGCAAGGAACGATACCCATTAAAAGGGATATATGGACCAGCCTTACCGCAAATGTTTGGTAATGAAACTGTTATGAATGCCATGCAAAAAGAAGGCATGGAAATGTATGAAAAGCGCCTATATCACGAATTAGAGCGCGCGTTAGGAGGTAACTAATGACACCATTAGACGTATCAGACGGCATTGCTGCCTATCTCATGGATGAGTTGCGCAAGCTAAATGAAACCAGTGATGTTACCGCGAGCACTATTCGAGTATGGAGCGGTTTCTTACCAAGGGTGGATAATAATAAGGACTTGCGCAAGTTATGCCCTGCAGTAGTAGTACGTCCGTACTCTGTTAATGATGCAGATAGTTCGACTGTAGGGATTACAGTATTGGTTACTACATTTGACGAGGCCTTAACAAAAGGCCATGTCGGACTATATCACCTCTTAGAGGTAGTGCGTGAGCGGTTACTATCTGATAATCCTGTCGCACTTAAATATGAAATTAAGGAGAATACAGTTAATACAACAATTCCTGATGATCAACCATATCCTCAATGGGTTGGATATCTTGAATTTGAAGTGTACATTCCAGTTATTCGTAGAAATCTTAACAAGATATTTACGGATAATAAAGTAATTGAATAGGAGACAACGATGAACCCTGTTGTATATGTTGGGCCTTCGTTCCGCAGTAGCCGGCTAAATCAATTCATGGTATTTAGCGACGGTGCACCACTGCCGGAAGCGGAAGACCCTATTTTTATGCATTTATTCGTGCCTTTAGATGAACTCAATCAAGCAATGATTGATGTGAGAACACAAGGCACACAATTAAATGTATTCTATGTTAACGCATTGAAGAATTATAAAGGAGTGAAGTAAATGGCCTTTTATCATGGCGTCAAAACAAGTGAGCAAGCTACCTCTGTAATTGCTCCTGTCCAAACTACTGCCGGCCTTCCAATTGTGTTCGGTACTGCACCTGTACACCTTACAGAAGACCCTAGTTCAGTAGTTAATAAGCCAATTATCTGTTATAGCTGGGAAGAAGCTGTTCAACAACTTGGCTATTCTGAAGATTGGACACATTTCACATTATGTGAAGCAATGTACGCACAATTCAAATTGTATGGCGTAGCTCCAATCGTATTTGTTAACGTATTGGATCCTACTAAACATAAGAAATCCACTACAACAACTGCTACATTGACAGAAAAGAAATGCATCGTAAAAGCTGCAGTATTGCTTAATACCTTACAAGTATCTAGCGGTGGTCAAACAGGTGTGGCCAACACAGACTATACGGCTGCATTTGATGACAAGAATCAATTGATCATCTCTGTTATCAAAGGTGGCAAATTCGATTCCGCAACTACATTGAACCTCACATATGATGAACTCAATGTAGAAAACTTTGATTATAAAAATGTAATCGGTGGTGTGGATAGCAATGAAAAGGCAACAGGCTTTGAATTGATTGATACAATCTATCATCATTTCGGTATTGTACCTGGTCTAATTGCTGCACCTGGATTCTCTCAAAATCCTACAGTCGCTTCTGTAATGAAAGCAAAATCTCGTGTTATCAACAACTTATTTGGTGCGACTACTTTGGTAGATATTGATACTACACAAGTTGTTAAATACACAGATGCTTACGAATGGAAGAAAGGGAATAGCTATACTGGTGAATCTGAAGTCGTATGTTGGCCAATGGTTCGCAATGGCGATTACATGTTCCATATGTCTACACATATCATGGGTATTATTGGCAAATGCGATGCATCCAATAGCGATATTCCTACATTATCACCTTCCAATAAATCTATGAACATTACAGGCTTGTGCTTAGCTAATGGTAAGGAAGTAATGCTTACTCACTCCCAAGCCAACTTATTAAACTCTCAAGGTATTATGACTGCCGTTAATATCAATGGTTGGGTATCTTGGGGCAACTATACAGGTGCATATCCTGGCACGACTGATGTTAAGGATACATTTATTTGTGTACGTCGTTTCAATGATTGGGATGACCAAACATTCATCTTAACGTATTGGCAAAAAGTAGATATGCCTATCTTGCCACGTAACATCAAGACAATTCTTGATAGTGAAACAATCCGTCTTAACGGTCTTACTTCTCGTGGATTTATCTTGGGTGGTCGCATTGAATTTAAAGAAGCAGAAAACCCTACAACAGATTTGTTGAATGGTATTATTCGCTTCCACAAATACCGTACACCTCCAATTCCAGCGCAAGAAATTGAAAGCATTTCTGAATATGATGTTTCCTATTTCAAAACGCTATTTCAAACAGTATAGAAAGGAGTAATAAATAATGGCATCTATCAATCAAGTACCGGAAGTACTTAATGACTTCCGTGTATACGAAGAAGGCTCTGACAACTGTTTAGGTGTTGCCAAAGTGGAATTACCTAGTGAATCTGTAATGACTCAAACTGTAAAAGGTGTGGGCATTGCAGGTGAAGTAGAAGCGCCAGTTATTGGACACTACTCATCTATGGAAACAAAACTTACTTGGAACACTCCAACAGAAACTACACACCGCCTTACAGGTGGCCGTGGCGTACGCTTAGAAGTACGTGGTGCTATCCAATGTTGGGATAGTGGTAAAGATAAATATGTAATCGTGCCTACACGTGCTGTTATTCGTGGCCGTGCTAAATCTAAAGAAAATGGCACATATGAATCTGGCAATACTATCGATGCAACGAACACAATCGAAACTACATACTTGAAACTAGAACAAGATGGCAAGGTAGTTCGTGAAATCGATAAATACGCCTATAAAGATTCTATTTCTGACGGTACGGATTTCCTTGGTGATGTTCGTGCTGCACTCGGTATTTAGTCTGTAGAAAGGACGATCACTAATGAGTAAACATAACACTATGAACGAAACACATGAACAAACAGGTATTGAATTAGTAAAAGCTGGTCATTCCTTACAATTTGAAGGCATCAGCGGGTACACATTAATTAAATGCGAAAAGTCTGCTAAGAATGAAGATAGAACAATCACAGTTCCTGCATTATCTATGACATATCAAGCACATGTAGCAGCTGCTGCATGCGGTTGTAAAGTAGATGATATTTATAGCCTTCCGGCTGCCGATTTCACTAGAGTGTGCTTAGAGGTACAGAATTTTTTGCTCAATTCCGAAAAATAACAGACCTAGAACGGTATTTCACAGAGTGTGCAATTACGTGTAGCAAATATACTAGTACACCGATGGATTACTTCATTCGAGAGCTAGACGTGGATGAGTTCATAGTCCACGTTCAGCTCATTAGTGATGGTATCGAACGCGAGAATAAAGCAATGAAAGGGAGAAAATAATGGCCAATAAAGTCTTAGAAATGGCAATCGCCATTAAAGGTAAACTCGATGGCGGGTTATCCTCCTCCGTATCAAAAGCGTCTCAGGAACTCAACAAATTATCAAATGCAATCAAAGCCCAACAGGCACAATATAGAAAACTACAGGCCATATCGCAAAAGACTGGTAACGCTAGTGACAGGAATGCAGTAATTGCAGCTGAGCAAAAGCTAAATTCTATGCTACAAAGACAGGTCCAGTTGCGGTCTAATATTGCAAGTCAGACAGCACATCAAAACGCAATCAGTAAAATGGGTGGTGCAAGTCCTTTAGCAGGTGCTGCATCAGCTGCGCAAGGTGCTAGTGCCGCGGTAAGTGGTATTACAGGAAAGCTTGCAAGCTTTGCTATGGTCGCAGCTGGAGGCTTTGGTATTGGTGCCATTATAGATAATGTAGTTAATGCCGGTGAAGCACTCTATCAATTGTCCAATAAACTACATATGACAACTGCTGAAACATCGCAATTTAAGAAGATTATGACGTTAAGTGGTGTCGATGTAGAAGCGGCGGCTAAGTCATTCGCTAAAATGGATAAGACTTTAGCCGGTGGCGGTAAAAGTGCGGAAGCATTGCAAGGATACCTCAGTCAATTTGGTGTATCCTTGACAGATGCCAATGGCAAGTTATTGCCTATGAATCAACAGTTGGATGCAATGGCTAAAGGTTACCAAAATGCGGTAGCACAAGGCCGGGGACAAGAATTCATGCTTGAAACGCTAGGTGCAAAAGGCATGGAGCTTACTAAAGTATTTGAGAACTATGCAGATGCACAAGCGGCCGCATCACAAATCAAAGGCGTCGGAATAGATCCTAAATCACTCCATGAAATATGGTTACAAATGAACATTTTGAAAGCAGAAGCTACGCAAGTTGCATTAGGCTTGGCACAGGCATTTATACCAATTGCTCAGCAAATATTACCGGCACTGATACCGGTATTACAAGCTGTTGTAACTTTCATGAAGGATAATAAGGAAGCTATTGCCGCCGTAGTCACTAATGGATTGAAATTAGCCTTACTGTATGGTACGGCTACAAAACTAGCATCAGGTATTACTACAATTACCACGGCATTTAAAGGTGTAGAAACGGCAATGGGTGCGTTTAAAGCAGCGGGTGCATTAATAGGTGGGCCTTGGGTAATTGCTATTATGGCGATTATTGCAGTGATATACCTATTAGTAACTAACTGGGATACTATTTGTGCTACATTAACATCTGTTTGGGATAGTGTATGTTCTGGATTGAGTTCAATATGGGATAGCGTGTGTTCTGCTTTAAGTTCCGCATGGAGTGCCATTATATCTGGTATTATGACAGTAATTAATGGGTTTTTATCATTAGGTCTTAGCGTATTTAATGCGTTGAAAGCGGCAATAATTGCCTATGTAAATCTATGGTTAAATCTACCAACATATATTGGTATGGCTGTAGGATTTATTATAGGTATTATTATGCGATTGCCTGAGATTGCGGTACAAGTTGGTACTGCTGTTATATCTGCCGTGGTATCATTCGCCACTGAATGTTATAACTTTGCAGTTACTACTTTTGGGGCTATGGTTGATGAGATTTATAACTTCTTAATTAACTTACCTATGTATATAATCACTTTGGGCGCTGAATTCGTAGCGGCGGTTATTTCGTTTGCCTCTGAGGCATATGCTACAGCCACATCGTGGATTAGTAGTTTGGTTAACGATGTTATTAATTTCATTATGAATTTACCAAGTGCATGTGCTGATGCGGGAGCCGGTTTTGTAGTTGCCGCAGGTCAATGGGCAAGTGATGCATATAATGCGGTACTAGATTGGATTAAACAAATTCCTAGTGCTGTGTCTAATGCAATTTCAGGTGCATGGGATAGTATTAAGGCACAATTTAGTGGTGGATTTACTGTAGGTGTTCAAGCTGCAGGCGGTAATGCGTATGCTAATGGTGGTGTTATTACATCTCCGGAAGTTGCATTGATTGGTGAAGCTGGATATCCTGAAGTAATTGTACCTATTGATGGTAGTGCAAATGCTATGAACCTATGGCAAACGGCCGGACGGATGTTAGGTGTGAGTGGTGCGCAGTCAGCTGTAGCACCTACTGTATCATTAGCACCTAGCGTACCTGTAACATCCTCATCTAGTAATAGTGGTGCACCTGTGCAAATTACTTTTGCACCAGTTATTAACGCGGGTAATGGTTCTTCAACAGATGATATTATGTCAGCATTAGACGCTAAAATGCGTGAATTTGAACAAATGATGCGTAGCTATACCGCCGGACAACAGAGGTTGAGTTATGACTAACTATACAACAATACAAGGGGATATGTGGGATTTAATCGCTTATAAAGTGTACGGTAATGAACGATACATCAATCTATTGTTAGAAGCCAATCAAAAGCACCGTAATACGGCGATATTTTCCGCTGGTGTTGTGTTGACATGCCCAGATGTCCCTGCTGATTCCTTACCTGAATTCTTACCACCATGGAGGCGATAGTATATGAGCTTACAAAAAAGCCTAGCTAAGGTCCAAAAATGGAAGAAAGACTTAACACCACAAACGAAATTAGCACGGCGGGCATGGTGTACGATTGGGTACCAACATTGGGGGAGTAAGGAGTCAAAGGACATCACAGACGATATTAGTAAGTACCTTCTTGATGTAACTTTCACAGATAATCTTTCAGGGACTGTAGATGATGTGGCTATCTCATTAGAGGATAGGGGCCGTCTATGGGTCGGTGATTGGTATCCTGTGAAAGGATCATTACTAGAAGTCGCTATTAATACAGTAGCATGGGAGAAATTAGGGGATGAACAATTTACATTACCAATCGGAAAATTTGAAATTGATGAATTCGAGGGAAGTAGTCTTCCTGATGTAGTCAAAATCAAAGGTGTCGCTATTATCGGTAGTACTGACTTACGGGAAAAAAAGAAAGACAAATCGTGGAAAGCCACAACGCTGAAAGCGATTGCTACCGAAAAGGCAAAAGATAATAAGTTAAAGCTAGTATGGGATGCTGATTTTGACCCACCGTTAAAAGATGCCTCTCAAAGTGCTGAATCAGACCTCGCATTCTTGCAGAAACTATGCAATGATGCGGGGTTTTCTCTTAAAGTATCCACTGAATAGTTGATTATATTCGATGATTACAAATACGAAAATGTGAAGCCTAAAGTTATAATTCGTAGACCAGGTGGCCAGTATCAACCTGTACAGACTAAAGAAGGTGAACAACCGCCTTTGATTATTACTAGGGCGTTATCTTATTCATATAAAAGTAAAACTCGTGAGGTATATCGTGCATGTCATGTGAAATACACCAATAAGGATAAGAAAACTGTGATTGAGGATACGTTTGAAGATCCTGACCGTAAGGGCCATACGTACCTTGCTGTATTAGAGGTTAATGAACAGGTTAAAGATAAGGCTGAGGCAAAGAGATTGGCTAAAAAGAAGCTAAGAGAAGCCAATAAAGAAGCCGATACAATGTCTTTTAGTTTCCCTGGCAATCCTCTTATTATGGCATCGGTTACGGTTAAACTCGAAGGATTTGGGGTATTCGATGGTAATTATTTAATTACGAAAGCAACGCATACATTAGGGGCCAATTATTCAACGTCGATTGATGTAAGGAGGTGTTTAAATGGCTACTGATATATTATCTGCATTAGCAGATATGATATTCATTGGAAATGTTTCAAGTACAATTCCTGAAGAAGGTAAAGCCGTTGTTACGCGCCTTGATAGAGAAGGTGTTGTTACGGCGCCACTATCTGTAATTAATCGAGGTGCAGCACATGATAAGGACTATTGGATGCCGGCTATTGATGACCAGGTATTGTGTATTATGTTACCTAATCGGTCCGGTCGTGGTTTTTCTGATGGATTCATTATTGGCACATTCTTTAGTAGTGCGGATCCAACTCCAGATGGTGCGGATAATGGTAAACGTGTGCTCACTGTTCCTGGAGATATGACTCTTAATATTGGTGGCACGCTATCTATCAATTCAAGTGGTGGCGATGTGGTGGTCAATGGTATTTCCTTAGTTCATCATGTGCATGGTGGTGTAGAGTCTGGCGGTTCTACAACATCAGGACCAGAATAGGAGGTATGAATGTATATCGGTTATTTAGCAGATATAGTCTTTTATACCGCATTAGATAATGTTCTTACTGTATCAGATGTTACGCGTTCAGGTAGTGCTAGATGGGAGAAACACAATCTAATGCTAGAAAAGCCTGTTAAACAATTTAGTGGGCCGGACGTGGAACAAATTACATGTAAGATTCTTATTTCTGCATCACTTGGCCAATCTCCAGATAGTACGGTTAAGAAGTTGAGAAAGTATCGTGATACAGGGGCTGTATTACCATTTATTATCGGTGGCAAGCCTGTTAGTCAAAACTACTTCGTTATCATGTCTATGAGCGAAGATAGTCTATTCACGGATGCATATGGGAAGACCCAATCTATTGAAGTATCGCTAACGCTTGAAGAATATCCGGACAAGAACACAGTAGAAGAAAAATCCATGCTTAATCAATATGGTCAGAAGTTCAATAAAGTTAATACGATATTGAGGAGGTTCTAGCCATGTCAGCAACGTATGAAATTAAACCAACCACGGACAATAGAATATCGCTAGCACCTGAAAGTGAAGTCGCTGAGATTTTGCAGAATGTGCAAACGATTATTTCTACTGTTCGAGGTAGTGTGCCATTAGATAGGGAATTTGGTATTGATGGTCGTATTATTGATATGCCTATCCATCAAGCACAAGCACATCTATCTAATGACATATTCCAGCAAATTAAAAGGTACGAACCACGTGCCAAAATTAGTGATATATCATTTACCGCCACACAAAATGGGGCGTTGATTCCGAAAGTGATGGTGACTGTATGAGATTATCTGATTTACCTAATGTTGAGTTTTTTAACACAGATAAAGAACACGTTCAACAGAAGGTATTTGATATTTACACAACAATAACAGGGCGAACCTTGGGAGAGGGCGACCCTGTTACTTTATTTTTAAATGTAATTTCGGAAATTATTATCCGATTATTAAATGATGCAAATTATGCAGCGAAACAAAATTTGTTAGCGTATGCAGAAGGCGATAACTTAGACCACGTCGGAGCGGTTCCTGCTGCCGTTGAGCGATTGCAGGCAACAAAAGCGACTACTACTATTCAAGCTACATTGTCAGCAGTGCGTACGAACTCTGTTATTATTCCAAAAGGTACAAGAATATCCACAGAAGGTGGCGAATATTTTGCTACTGTTGAGGATTTGGTGATTTTACCAGGACAACTCAATGGATCCGTAAAAGCAGAAGCACAACGCACAGGTGCTCAAGGTAATGGGTTTAAACCAGGTGAAATAAGTACAATTATTGACCCTATAGCGTATGTGGATACGATGAGTAACACCACATTATCTGAAGGTGGTTCCGATAAAGAGGATGACGAAGCCTATCGTGAACGTATTCATGAGGCGCCTGAATCATTTTCTGTTGCTGGCCCTGAAGGTGCATATGAGTATTTCACGAAATCAGCATCACACCTTGTGGCCGATGTAGGTGTATCCTCTCCACATCCTGGGGAAGTTAATATCTATCCATTACTATCTGGTGGCGGTATTCCAGGACAAGAATTACTTAAGACTATTACGGATTATTTATCTGATAAGAAACGTAGACCGTTAACAGATAAGCTAACTGTATTAGCCCCTACTACTACGCAATATAACATCGATGCTAAATACTACATTGAAAAAGGCGCCGATGCAACAGTGGTAAAAGCTAAGGCAGATAAAGCCGTTAATGACTACGTAATTTGGCAAAAATCTAAATTAGGCCGTGATATAGTGCCTAGCCGATTGGTGCAAATGCTCATGGATGTATCTGGAATTAAACGCGTTGAAGTGACTGCTCCTGTATTTACTCCGATTGCAGAACAAAGCGGTGTGGCAGTAGCCAATACAATCGCCGTAGTGTTCGCAGGAAGTGAGGAAGAATGATACGTGATAGTAAGTATACAAGTGCAGAACATCTTCCTTCCTCAATCGATAAAGAGCCAATCAAGGCCATAGCGAAAACGTGGGATGATACACTAGCCGAATTCATGAATACGAATACGCTGTTATTGTGGTCATCTATTGATAGTGAATCAGAGAGTGTCATTGATCATTTAGCGTATCAACTTCATGTTGATGATTATGATAGCGGATTACCAATAGAAACTAAGCGTGAATTGGTGAAGAATTCAATTGATATTCACCGCCATAAGGGAACACCTTACGCAGTCGAGAAGGCTGTACAGACAGTATATTCTGACTCGAAAATTGCAGAATGGTTCGAGTATGGAGGAAGACCTTATTATTTTAAGGTTACGTTAATTACGGCTACATTAACTGGCGAATCAGATATAGCTAAGCTAGTACGAGCAATTAATACAGCTAAAAATGTACGGTCCTGGCTAGATGGTATTGAGTTTATTCGACGAATTAATTTTAATAAATATTTCGCCGGCTGGTGTGGGGTATCTAAGAAAGTGAATATTAAGTGTAATTTCACGAATGCATGGCGCATTAATTTGAATACCCATGTAACGTCTTATACGGTTGAATCGAAGAAAACAAAGATTAATGTAGCGCTAGACAATAGCGTTAGATAGGAGGAATATATGGCAGAATGGTCAAATGCAACCATGACTGATGTTGGCGCGGATTTGCAAGCAAAGGTAAATGCAGGCAAAACTAAGCTGACATTCACTAAAATCAAAGTAGGTAGTGGTGTTAATGCAACGAATCCATTAGCATTAACTGATGTAATCTCCCCTAAGTGGGAGACTACTAATTTTGTAGTTAAGCAAGAAGGAAAAATTGTTAGCGTAGATACCTTTATAACTAATACTGGCATACATGAAGCTTTCCGAATGTCTGAAATTGGGCTGTTTGCTCAAGATCCTGATAAGGGTGAAATATTGTATGCATATCTTACAGACCCTGAACCAGACAGAATGCCAGCAGAAGGTGGATCTGTAGTTGTGTCCCAGGAATTAACTATAGGAATGGTATTTAGTAATACAGGAAATGTATCGCTAACTGTTAACATGGGGGCATTAGTAACGTATGAACAGCTGGAAGCGCATAACTCCGATGAACATGCACATGACAAAAGGTTTAATGCAATCATTCAGCAAGTCAATAATATGATTACACCAACAGATGAAAGCGATAAACAAAGCCTAGCACCTACACTAGCACTGGTAAAAACATTGCTTTCTAATTTGAATATTAAAAATTCAAAAGATGTAATTAAAGCATTAGATACAGAGACTTTAGCAAGCTTAGGTGTGAGATATGATTTCAGTAATGTAAATGCGTGGTATATCTGTTTGGGCAAGCTGTTTGGGAATTTAATTATCCAAGGGGGAAATGATAACGATACACAGGCCTATTACGATATAGGAAGTCAGCAAAGGCAAGAGCAGTTTACTTTCCCAATAGCGTTTAATTCTAAGCCATTATATGTACATCCATATGCAATTAATAAAGTAGAATTAAGGCATTTATCACGAATTGGATTTAGTGATAGTCAAATTACATCAACTGGATTTGCAGCTGTTATCAGTGAGAATAGTAATGCTATAGAACAAATCAAAATGAGATATATTGCTTTAGGCGTTTAAACACCCACAACACACCATTCAACAATCGAGTCAGCTTTTAACATTGTTTGGTAACTTGAATGTACTTCATAATGCATATTTGTATTGGAAATTCTTCTTGTAACAACACTTGCTCCAGAGTTTCCCCAAAACACTGATGCATCACTAGCAATAATCCCAAATGTATGGAATAGATGGTTGTTTGTAAAAGCAATCGGAAATATAACTTTATTTGTTGTTGTTTCTAAATTGTTAGGATCTGATTGCTTTTGCTCTCCAGCCTTTTGTTTTCCCCCTTGGTCAAATTCCAATAGATAATACTCTAACCTGTCTATATCCAGTTGTCCCAGTTTTATCGTAATTAATACTACATAAAAATTGCGTATTGTTAATGGCCATTGCCCATGCTGGCCTATCAAAATCATATGCAGATTTACTACTTAAATCAGCAGAACCATTTACATAAAATGGTTTATTTTTAAACGCAATTGGAAATGACCATGGATTTGATGTACCATCTGTTTCTCCATAGTATCCCCCTTGGTCATTTAAGCATTTCAATGGCCTTGCGTAATTGTCTAAGTGATTTATGAGTGTAAATGCCATCAGTAACATTAGATGAAGCATGGCCTAACAATAATCGCTTAGCATTGTAGTTAGCACCTACATCATCTAATCTAGTAGCGAATGAATGACGGCAATCATGGGGCGTGTGTTTAGCATTAATAGTATTCATGGCTAATTTAAAGGAGTGCGAAAGAGAAACATAATTACGTTCTTTTATGATCCATTTATTAGCTAATCGAGATTCAATAAAGGGCCATACGCGAGGATGAATGGGAATGATGCGGATACCTGCTTTAGTCTTACTGGAGGTGATTTTTAAATATCGTTGCTTTCGATTTATATCGGTGCTTTTAAGATTAATTAATTCACTAGCACGCATTCCAGTGTATAAGAGTATTAAGGGCAATTCTGCATTGAGATTCCATAAGCGGTTAATTTGATTTGTGGTAAATACCTTGCGTGGACGTTTAGGAATATTGTGGCCAATATTCAAATATTGACTGTATGCTTTCGAGCACCAGTCATTCACAATCGCAAATGAATATAGTTGATTAAGCAAAGAGCGAACTTTCTTACATGAGGAATAAGAGAGTCCGCTCTTTAGCATATCCGATATTATATTTTGTAACTCCATATATGTGATTTCGTTGATAGGGCGGTGAGATATAGATGCTACATGATGATAGGCACATGCATATCCTTTCATGGTGTGTAATGAGACATTTAATGAATGTAACTCTAACCATGAATGATACACATCATCTAATGTATGAACATTGCATAATGCCTCCTTAGCCTCTTGATAAGAGGAATAATAACCAATAATTTTATATGCAACATAGGGGCGCTCATGGGCGCCTTTTAATTTCTCAATTAATTTCATAATAACCTCAGAAAGGAGAATAATATGTATGTATTCGTATTAGATGGAAAAGGTGTTCGCCAAACATCTTATGTAGTTGGTGTTCATGCGGACACTTTAGAAGAAACAGAAAAATTGGCAAGACAAGCATATCCGACTGCTAACATATTAACAGGTGATAGTGAAATGCAATCACAATTCATAAGCGGTAAAGTATATGTAAATGGTGAATTTGTTGATATTCCTGTAGCTGAATATGTTCTAACAAAAGAAGATAAAATTAATGCTATTAAAGCAGAATACGAACCTCGATTTAAAGTACTCGAAGAAGCTCAACGCAGATTGCTGTTGATGGGGAAACCTACTACAGCCATTAGTGCCCAATATATTAAATTAAATGACGAAATGGTAACACGTATTAAGGGGGTGCGATAATATGCCTAAATTTATCGGAGAAAGTAAAGTTCCTGTTATGGAATTCTGTAAATACTGCTGGGAAGTGCTAAACGATGACGGAACTTGCCCTACAGAGGGCTGTATCCATAATGAATTGATTGATTTAGAAAAGGAAGATGCAGATGATACCAGTCAAGCATGATATGACTGCCTATCAAGGTGAATATATTACATTAACTATTGGATGTGATTCAGTAGTTGATGCAGAAGATGTATTCGCCTGTGTTAGGCGATATAGTTGGGATGATGAAATAATAGGTAGGTTTGTTATTACAAATAGCGAACAACCACTTTCGGATGGCGAAAAAAGCAAACTCAATCTAACTTTAGACACGAATTCAATTGATAGTGGCACTTACTTTTGGGACTTATTTAAGTGGGTTGGAAACAGACCTGTTAAATGTTTGGTAGAAGGTAAGGTTATTATCAAACAAGGAATCAGTAATAGGGGAAAATAATATGAGCGATACTAATACTATTAATATTTATATGAATGCAGAAGATAATGTTGAAGTTAAAGACGCTGCACAAATTATTAAATTAAAAGGCCCAAAAGGTGATAAAGGTGATACTGGAGAACGTGGTCATGAAGGGCCTAAAGGCGATATGGGGGCAGTTGGTCCACAAGGTCCCAAGGGAGACCCATTTACCTATGCAGATTTCACACCTGAACAATTAGAAGCCCTAAAAGGCCCTAAAGGTGATAAAGGTGAGGACGGACGAGACGGCACAAGTGCCACGGCCGATAACGCTCATCAGTTATTGTTGCAAGGTAACGTATGGTGCGAAAGTGCTAGCGTTAACGATGTACTCACGGCTTTAATCGGTAATATGGGGAAGCCGTTCCCTCGTACAGTCATTAAAGCTTTAACATTTACGCAACCAACAAAAGGACAAACAGAGTTATCATTAAAAGGTGAGGACCATTATAGAGTTTGTCTTGCTAGTGGTAGCGACGAACCTGTAGAGATTCTAAACGGAACAGCAACTATCACAATCCCAGCATTCGGGAAAGATGATATTGTAGTTAATTATTTCAACATGTTAGGGGTAAAAGTATCAAGTATTACTATTACTGGTATTAAGGACTTACAATTTACTGATATTAAGGACTTACATTTTACTGACAAAAACGGAATTACTGTATTTAAAGAGGGTAACGTATTAACAATTGACCTCACAAACCAAACTGATAGAATCGATAAGAATTACGATATATCTGATCGACCAGCTTGGGTATATGACGGCATAACAGAATTTAAGTTTACTTCTAATTCTCCTAACAAAATTATTGGCTACGCTGAAACTGGCAAAATTCCACTTAATAAGCTATATGCTATGTTAAATACAATTGATAACCCTAATATCAAAACTATTTATATCCAATACAACGATACCAATAACGATTTGACGCTACCTACAATTACAAAAGTGTATAAAAGCGTAGGCGATGGAGCATCTCGCGAAGTAACATATTTAGGCCAGCGGATTAACAGGTATCGCGTCAGTGAACTACCTCGAACAAAAGCCGACTATTTTGCAGTACTCACTGAGCCATTTAATGGATTAATTACTGGCTTCGGCAACTTCTACAAACCGGCACCGGATAATGAATAACTAATCTACAGGGGAGAACGTATGCAAGAATTAACTGATTTTATAAGCGAGGCTTGGCGAACGTTGACGGATTCGTTTGTGCTTAAAGCCTTGCTTGCTATCATCGCCGATGTGGCGATATATATGATTGGCTTAAAACATGTGCAGGTGCTAGGAATATTTATATTATTAGTGTTTTTGGACCTCATCACAAAATGGGCGGCTATATCTTATCAAATGCTCGTTGATATGGGAGCAAATGCTGACAATTTAACTGCATTAGACAAATATATATCTATTCCAGCTGCATGGGGTAAAGGGCTTATATCCTCAAAGCATATGAGAAAGCCTTTCGTTACAAAAGTTCTAACGTATTGCCTTGCTACTGGCGCCGCATGGTGCTTTGATTACATGGCAGGTCAATATGCTTTTGCCGTCAATATCGTATGGCTATATCTCGGCTCAGTGGAACTATTGAGCATTCTCGAGAATATGAGAGACGGCGGAAATTCTACCATATCAGGATTGCTTGACGTGGTTCATGCAAGAGTGGATATGATTTTAAAAAAATAATATAGTGTTATTTGTGCCACGCTCACATATATGGGCGTGGCTTTTATATTGCAGAAACAGAGGTGCATATAATGAAAATTGGTACATATTTCGATGATTACGAATTTGCTTGTAAGTGTGGCCGTCATGGATACGATAGCGACGGACACCCTATTCTCGACCATGTGATTGATAAAAGGCTCGTTGACGTATTGGACGCTATCCGTGAACGTATTGGCCAACCTATTGAAATATTAAGCGGTTATCGTTGCCCTGAACATAATGCAGAAGTAGGGGGCGTTCCTAATTCTCAACACGTTGAGGGTACGGCCGCCGACATTACCTATGACGGCATTAATGTTGATTATCTTGCACAAGTGGCCGAGGAGTGCGGTGCAGATGGCATTGGCTGTTACTATCACCAAGACTTCGTACACGTTGACGTAAGAGGGTATGAAGCACGTTGGAATGACCTTGATTAAATAGGGGGCTAGATATGTATGAAAAATTTACGAACTACATCAATGCGATTAAATCTCAAATTACTGTTAAGCGGTTTATTATTGGTATTGCTTGCGTCCTTCTCGCCTATCTCATTGGCAGCCTCGCAAGCGGATACTTTGAAACAAGAGCCGACTATAAACGTACCTTTGAGCAGCTGGAACGAACTCAAAGGGCGCTTGACGCAAGCCGAAAACTCAATCAACAGCTCAAAGCAAGCATTGCAGCAAGCCAACAACTTAACCGCGACGCAGGGCGACGAATTGAGCAGGCTCAAGACTATCAACAACAAACAGGGGCAGGAATTGAACGCCTTGAAACAAATCAACGAGAAACAGGCGCAAGAATTGGAGAAAGCCTCGAACATCTCGACGCAGCAAGAGGAGAAATTGAACGAGGCCTCGAACTCATTGGACGAATTGAGAGAGCAAATCAAGCGCAACAAACGAACAGAACAGCGCCTTAAAAGGCAACGTGATACATGGGCTGCGGTAAGCGGCGTATTTGGATTAGCAGGTGCAATTCGTCGATGACTGAGAGGTGATCCGTATATCTCCATAGCGTGTAATGGTGGATACACGCAACTATCAACTATTAGTTGGCAGTTGAGTAGTAAAACAATCGTTTATAGATGAAGATTAAAAGAGCCTACTAACTTAGATTATATCTATGTTGGTAGGCTCTATTTTTTTATTAAAATCAAAAGAAAACGCTTGATTTTATACACGATATAGGGTATAATAAAGGTATAGAAAGGAGGTGATAAATATGGACATAATAAAAGAGCTAACAAGTTTAGCAAATGCGTTAACGCCACTGGTACTGGCACTAGCAATACTAAAGCTTGTTAGCAAAGACTAAAAAGCAGGCGGGTGAAAGCCCCGCCACCTTCTCAACATCATTGTAAATCAACGAGGTGAATTATGCAATATTTAGAATGGCTGATTAATATAGCAACTCTTATTGTTTTGATATTAGTAATTAAACGTTTAGTTAGAAGGTGATGAAATTGAAATTTGAACTAGATGATATTATGACAACGCAAGAGGCTGCAGAGCGGTGGAATGTTACTGCTGATTCATTAAAACAGAATTGTAGAGGTCGTGTAAAGAATGGGTTTAAAGAAGGCGAATTTAAGAAATCGGGGAAAATGTGGCTAGTTACCCGTCAGGGCATGGAAAGGCTATATGGAAAAATAAAAGAAAAATAACGTTTGCCCCTTATTTGCCCCTTTTTGAAATGTAGAGCTTAAATAATATAGTAGTGGTGCGGAGTATTGAGTATAAACCCTCAATCCGCACCAAGCTGATTAAACAAGGGCTTACAGGTAATTCTGTAAGCCCTTGTTTTTGTTTGACATCATAAAGTCTTGCGTGGTTTGACATCATTTTGACATCAGAATATTTTAGAAATACGTTCTACGATGTCATCTTCCATTTTAGGTGTCACATGTGAGTAGGTATCCATTGTTTCTTGGAATGAAGCGTGTCCTAGGCGTTCTTGTATGGCTTTCATATTGGCCCCATTTTCGATGAGAAGGGTGGCATGGGTATGTCTAGTACCATGCATAGTAAAAGAGGGCTTACCGATTAAACTAGCGTATTTCTTACATAGCTTGCTGACTTCATCAGGACAGCGAGGAGCACCTTTTATACCAGGGAATACAAGGTTATTATTAATCCAGTTCATGGTTTTAATTCTACGCTTGTCTATGACTGTTTTATGCTTCATAATCTCCTGGAGCGTTTCCGTATCAATGGCGATTATCCGTTTTGAGGGCTGTTTGTGAAATGGATATAGTTGATTTTTTGAAATCGATATCCGACCATCTTAAGCCTAATAATTCAGACCGCCGCATACCTGTTGCAAATGCTAATTTAAAAAGTGCATGATGCTCTACGTTAGATATATTGGATAGGAAGTTTTTAACCTCATCTACGGATAACGTTACCATATGCCGAACTTTAACCTGCTTTGGCCTATCTATGTTTTTCATATAGTTCTTAGGGATGATGTCATCTTTTACCGCCTGCTCTAATATGGATCCTAGAATTGTCATGGTGTAGGATATAGTCCTTGATGATAATCCATCCATTGATTTAAAAACATATCGTAATGTATTAGGTTTAATTTCGGCTAACTTTACGCCGCCGATTTTATCTCTGATATAGCGATTGATAATGCCTGTATAGCTTTGATATGTGGCAGGTGTTATAGTCTTTTCCTTTAGTTGTAACCATATATTAATCCAGGTATTTAATGAAATTGTATCATCGAAATTAGCACATGCTTGATTAGTATTTATGTATTTCTCCATAGCTTCTATGGCAGCTTTCCTGGTGGTGCCATAAAAGAATTTACGCTTACCGTTGATGGTTTTCGATACCTGGTATCGTCCATCTGCTCTTTTTTTAGCCTTGAATTTATAATCTAAGTGCAACTAAAAAAGATTCATGGCTTTCTGATAAAATAGTGTTTGCAAAGACATCTAAAAATCAGGAGGAGCCATGAATCATTATACTCATTTTACACTAAAAGAGCGCGAAATTCTAAAACATTTTATTGATATAGGAAAAAATCAAACAGAAATTTCAATTTTACTTGGGAAAAATAAATCGTCTATATCAAGAGAAATCAAAAGAAATAGTCAAAATGGCGAGTACATACCTTGTGAAGCCCATGACAGATATAAAAATAGACGCTTTAATTGTAAACCAAGAAAAAAGCTAGATAATCCAAGTCTATATGAATGTGTAAAGAATTTATTTTTGAGACATCAATGGTCTCCGGAACAGATCTCCTCTCGATTGAAATTTGAAAATTCAAGCTTCACTATTAGTTACAATACAATTTACAGGGAAATATATAATGGTCGTTTTGATGAAAAAGAACTATCACATGGAAATAGAGGAGTTGTTCGCAAACTACGACATCGTGGTAAAAGTCGTCATACAAAAAATTATGAAGAAAGACGTGGAAAAATTCAAATTAGTAATTTAATTACAGATAGACCAGATCCTGCAAATAATCGAGAACGATTAGGTGATTGGGAGGCTGATACAGTTATGGGGCAGACTGGTAAGGCTTGCTTAGTAACATTAACTGATCGAAAAAGTAGGTATCTGCTATGTAAAAAAATTGCAAAAATGAAAGAAATAAATCTTAGACCGCGCAAATGCTTAAATTGGCAACCTCCATACGAGGTTTATCATTCAGTAGAGTTGCATTTGACTTGACAATTCAAGGCCATAAAAATAACCTCCTTGGCTTAAATTTGGGTATAAGAAATAAGCCTTAGAGGTTTTATGTGATATAATAATATTGGAGTAAAAATGAAATACCTATAAGACTAGGTATGTAGTTTTTAGTAGCCCTCACTGCGGTGAGGGCTTATTTCTTTAACGGCATCAACTAGAGATGTGCTATTCCAATTGACAGTTTTATGAGCAGCCATTTGTACTGCTAAAGGTAGACGTTCATTACCGCGCGGTTTAATGGCGATAATTTTCTTTCCCATTCTAACAGCTTCATCAATTTCGTATTGAATCCAATTACTGTAGCTAGCGTACATACCAGCAATTATTATAACAATGCTAGCATGCTTTATTTGTTCTGTTAGTGCCTTTTTTAGTTTTAGCGTATTGTTAGCATCTACAGGGTCATGTCTTGGGACGCTATAATTGTGATATAATATAGGTGATCTATCTAGCCACTCAATTATAGTACAATAATCATGATTGTAATTCCAAGCATGGCTAATAAAAATGTTTTTTCTTATTGGGGCGAAAAACATACATACACATCCTTTCAATGGGGGAATGAAAATGAAACAAAGATTTATGAAAAAGCCAATTGTAATAGAGGCATTTCAAACTGATAAAGAACTTATTATTCAAACCTTAGAAGGCCCAATTAAAGCTTCAGTGGGAGATTGGATAATTACAGGTATACGTGGTGAGCAATATCCTTGTAAGCCTGATGTGTTTGAAAGTACATATCAACCGGTATCTAATGATACTAAGCTTACTTCTTGCTTGTAGAGCCACTATTCATATTGGCCCAGTTTATATTTTCGTGCGAAATAATTGATTCACATCGTTCGACTAACAATATAAATCGTTCATCATCTGATAACTCTTTATATACACCTGCTTTATTTAAGTAGGTGTATTTTTCATTTTTTAGTAGCTCAGAGGTTTTTCTATACTCAATCCAGTTTTCATGAAAGTTGTGCAAACCATGTAAAGCTACCACAATAACAATGCCTGCAGAGGATGCTGCGACTATATATTTAATGAATTCATAATCTGTAATTGCTGGTGTCAACACGGCTATTATTCCGCCAAGGGCCATTTCAGTCCATTTACACCATTTAAATCTACTTTGATTAGAACTACTCTTTTTGTTGTACCATTCAATCTGATCATCTAAGCGTTCATTTATATATGCGTCTATTTCACATTGTGTCGCCATGATACCTCCTAACATGCAATCAAACATTAAAATGATGATAAAAGTCGATGTTTTCTAATTCCGAATCGTCTATATGTGACCTACGAACCATTTGTTCGACAAGGTTCACATGTTCATCTAAGTAAAAATCATCATTAATAATATGCATTAATTCATGTTTAATCTCCTCTCTCATGCGATCATGAGGGAGATTTTGGTTTATATAGATATTATGAGTATCTATATCTTCACATTCCTCTGACACGGCATTGGCATGTGGTAAGTCGCAGTAAATCAAATTTACAACCAATATAACACTCTCCCTTGTGTATATTATTTTGAAAGCTTCTTTTGGCTTTCTTTTTTTATTTGTTGAATACTTTTAGTCGGTGTCTCTAAATCTTCTGGCATAGTACCGCCTAATTCTTTGATGGTTTGACGTACTTTGGCACCGACGTCATGATGAACTTTATTGGCGTTTTCTTTTCCTGTTATTCCTTCACGGCGCAATTTTTCATCAGTTTGTGTAGCTCGGAATAGATTAGCAGCAAGTTCGGTACTACCCATATGATCCAAAATCTTCTGAGATTTCTTTAGACCTTTTTTAGCGTGAATTTGTTTTACACCCAAACCTCCATATAAACCTTTATAGCCTTCGTTTTGAAAAATAGCATAATCTTTAGGCTCTTTTATACCTGCTTGGTTAGCAGCTTCAGCTAAAGATATATTATGATCTTTAATATCTTGTCGGATTTGTAAACGTAAGCTATCTTCTTTTTGTAATTCTAATTGCTCTTGCTCATGAGTTTTCACAGCAAAATATGTTTGAGCTAATGCGATTACCTCTTTACGAGGATTGCCATTCATAGCGATTAAATAACAAGCGTATCTAGAGAGTACTATATCTTGTATATTGCGTTGTAAGTTAGCCCCAATATCTACCAATTTGTTGACGTCAACAAATTCGGAGAGAACCGCATGGCCACTGGCTTCACAAGCAATTTTAGCCTTTTCAATAATTTTACTAAAATTTCTCCATTCTGAGTATTCTAGTATTTCTTGTAAATCCCTAGCATACCAATACTCATTGCCATCATCATCTATTTGTTTAATTGACTCAAAAGGGGATTGATAGGTATTGTCTGCATTGCTGGGACTCTCTTCAGGAAAAAAGAAAAACATATAAGCTTCACCTCCTAGTATTTATTTATAACGAATCATTTATTATTTATGTTTAAGTTTGAGTAGTTCAATATATTCAACAGCTTTTTCCATATCCTCCTTTGAAATTCCACGTGATGCGGAGAATAATAAACGTGCAGAAGGATGAGTGCGAAGGTATTCAGCGTATTCAGCTGTTTCAGAATCAAGGTAATAACCTTGTGGAGTATCATCATTATCCCAACCGATTAACCATTCTGGTTTTACTTCTAATATGGGCGCTAATCTATTAATAAAATCAATAGAAACACTAGCAATTTTGCCAGATTCATATCTTTGCATATTACTTTCACTAATACCTAATCTTGCTCCTAGGTCAGCTAATGTTATGCCTTTTTGTTTTCTAATGGCTTTAATTCGTTCTCCTATTTCTTTATTTATTGTATTTCTTTCATCGATACTCATAATATGCCTCCAAATAAGAATCGCCCTTACAAATATATATTACAATAAACTTGAATAAAATTCAAGAAAAATTATAAAGTTTTTATAAAATCTTGCATAAAGCGGGTAATATGTTTTTCTAATAGGCTTATCATGTAATCAGAAATTTGCATAAGGTGCAAGAAAAGTAATGTGAAAAAATGAAACTAGAAAAACTGAAAGGCTTGTTGGTAGAACACAAGAAAACATATGCGGATTTAGCAGAACTATTGGATATTTCTATTACCACTATTAACAGTAAAATGAATGGAAAAAATAGTTTGATGTAGCAGAGGCTACAATGATTAGTGATTGGCTTGGGTTAGACTGCTCTAGTAGAGTAGATATTTTTTTACACAATAACTTGCATAAAGCGCAAGTTATGAGTTAGAAGAGGTGAAATCAAATGAAAGAAGAAAGTAAAGCATTTATAAACGAAATGCAAATAGAGGTTAGTTAAAAGCGAATTACTAAATTAATTGAAGCCAAGACGATTATCAAAGAAGTAATACATTATGATCCCAGTGGAAAATCAAAATATAAAACGATAGTTCATATGATTGATGAAGTAATTGTGGATGAACTTAAAGTCGAAGAAAAGTCAATGCAAGCTTTGAAGCAATAGTTTTAACAACCTCAAGAGATGCAGAGCCACTTATTTTACCGAGTGTACTTTTTGTTTGTTTCCAAACAGAATCATCACGAATAGTATCTAAATAATCATGACCTTCATTAGTTAATCTAGCAATAGAAATATAAGGAGCACTTTCATCAATTATACCAATAATAAATCCTGCATCATCTAAAAGGAAAACATGGTAAAGAATAAGGTCTTGGTTTCGATGTAGTTTCGAAAGACTATTTAAAGTCAAAGATGCATCAATAGAATTAGAGTTTTCTACAGCAAACAATATATTTCTAATCAAATCTAAGTTCCGTTTCATAGTGAACCTCCTTTTACGATAATTATAGCACTGAAAAAGAGGGGATAAGGGGAAGTCTAATGAAAGAGAAAAAGTAAAATGCCCCAAATGTAATGTAGAAGTACGGGATGGAAACTTCTGCAAACATTGTGGGGCAAAACTAAAAGCCGTATGTGATTGTTGGGGATTGAATAAAAGCTACAATTGCCACCAGAAAAAATGTGTAGGTAGAAAACTTTTTTAGTCCGAGAATTGCAATAATAAGTTGAACATTATCAGCTAAATAGTTCATCAGGTCGCATAAGAGTAAATCCTGTCCAGTTCGGCCTCGAAGAGTTCATCTGGTGTTCTGTATCCGAGAAGTTTCCTTGGCAACCCGTTACACCAGAGTTCGACCTGAGCTATC